GCATACTTTGACCTTGATCCAGAAGAGGCATTCGAAGCCTTTATCAAAGAAGAAGGATTGGAGGACATATTAAGTGCAGACGAATTAGACGACTTTAGAAATGAAGTGTATGCTGACATAGAACTGCATGAAGAACAGCATGAAGAACAATTTCAAGAAGGCCCAGGCGATTATCAAGTAGCAGAATCTACTACACCCAAGGCACAAGAACAACGACAAGAACAACGACAAGAACAACAAAAAACAGACACCCAGTTTCTTAGTAATGCTGGTTCAGGTGTAATGAGTGTTAGTGTAGCACAATTTAATTTAGACTTTAACAGTAGCGACGGTGGTAGTACACAGGAAGTTGTTGAAGAACTTATTGCTGATATTATTGATGACGGCTCAGGTAGTATTGATGACGGCTCAGGTAGTTTCGACGATGGATCAGGCAGTAGCAATAGCAGTGGTAATGACGGCAGTGGTAGTTATGCTCAAAGCAATGACGGCTCAAGCCAGTCACAAAATTCAAATGGTAGCCAGGACAGCGGACAAGGAATGTTAGCACAAGAAGATACAAGTGGTGATAGTTTCTTCCAAGAACAAATAGAGCAAAGCATGGGACAAGAAAGTTTCAGTGCTACAACAAGTGTAACAGAATCATTTGATACTGGTGCATTTACAGTTGCTGAAAGTTCAGCTGATGCCCAAACAGTACAACAAGAAGAAACACTACAGTTTGTAGAAAACTTCGATGACGGTACAAGTGGCATAAGTGGAGCAGACATACAGTTTGAAGATGAACTAACCACAGCATTAAGTAGTGGCACAGGCTTAACAGAATTCCTAAGCCAAGCACCGGCAGATTACAGTAGGTTTGAAGTTGAAGCACCTACGTTCCAAGAGCAACGACAATCAGACGCAGTAGAAAGTTTAGCAGATACAATGGGAGCAACAGTTGCCGCCGCAAACTTACAAGCAGAATTAGACACAATACAAGCAGGTAATGAGGACTCCAATGAATATGGCGACCAAACTATTGCTGTTGCTTATATTGGTTATACAGCAGGCTTTAGTGAGTACACTAGCCAAATACAATTAGCAGACCAACAAGCATGGTATGGTAGTTCGCAAGTGTACAAAGGACAAAAGAATGTTGATAACGTACAGAGTTTTTACATGATGGCTGGAAATACTCAAGAGAAACTAAAAGAAATGATATACAGCCAATATAAATTAAAAGAAAAATAGGAGAAATAAAATGGCAGAAGTAGAATATGCAGGTGTAAAAATGAGTGGTTCAAAACTTATGATTATGCTTCCTTTACTTGGTACTATGATCGGTGGACTATGGGGAGGCTTTGAACTCTACAGTAGACTACTTGAAGCAGAAGAAACATTAGCAAACTTACAACCAGAAGCAATTCAGACTGAACTAGTAAGACTAACTGAACTTACTGAAGTTATTAAAACGGATTTGAGAGCAGATATTAATTCAGCTAGAGACGAAGTTAAAGTAGCAATGGACTTATCAAGGGAAACTGAAAAAACATCAGCTGACACACAAAGAGAAATTAGAAATGATGTGTATGCTATGGAACGTGATATGAATACACGTTTTAAAGAGATGGATGCAGAAACTAGAGAGTTAAGAAAAGAGCTGGAAGACAAGATAATGACTATACTTGAAAATCCACTCAACGACACTGAATAACAGCTAAATACTGTTATGAAATTTTTATATAGTGGTTATGCAGTATTGATATCTATTGTGTTGCTACTTGCATTGCGAGTAGCAGATCCAACGGCACTACAGAGTGTTAGAGGGCAAACATTTGATGCATATCAACAGTTAGATGAAATTAAGCAAAGCCAGGATGTTGTACTATTAAACATCGGGGAAAAAAGTTTAGCAGTTAATGGTCAATACCCTTGGCCCAGACAATACTATGCACAACTGGTGATAGATGTTGCAGGAGCCGGAGGCGGTGTGCTAGGCTGGACTATTATGTTTCCTGAAGCAGATAGATTCGCCGGAGATGAAATATTTGCTAATTACTTGATGGAAAATAAAGTTAATGTGCAAGGAGCAAGACGTAATCCTATTAACTTTAATGTATTAAGTCAAGCAACTAGTACAAGAGGCATTAAAACATCAGGCCCACATATAGGAACAGGCACAATCGGTCCTGTGCCAGCAAAAAATTATTTACTAAAGTGGCCCAACTTAGTTACAAACATTCCGCTACTAGAAGCAGTAGCAAACGGCAAAGGCGTAACAGCGTCAGCGCCACAGCCAGATAATCAAACACGAACATACCCATTAGCAATTACAGTTGGCGATAGACTGTATCCTAGTTTTGCTATTGAAATGCTAAGGGTAAGTAAAGGTCAAAAAAGTTATATAGTTAAAACTAGCGAATTAGGAATACAAGAAGTTACAGTTAAAGGATACGATCCAATTGTAACACAGTCAGACGGCACAGCATACATTCGCTTTAATAATACATTCGAGGAAATTGAATACTTAGGAGCCGAAACTCTGACCCATCTTGCAGGCAAAATGGTTATAGTAGGTGTTACAGCAGAAGGTATTGCAAATCCTGTGCCTACACCAAGAGGCAACTTGTATCCACAGCAAATACACGCTCATATGCTACAAAACTTTATAGATAGCAGTAACATTACCAGGAACGAGTTAAGTGCTGTGTACGAGCTTCTGTGTGCGTTACTGGGCATGATATTAATAGGTCTAGCAATATATAAATCGCACATTTGGGTAGGTTTAGTGACCACAGTTACTATTATAGGCGGAATTGTATATTATAGTATATATTCTTATACTGCAAACTTAGTATTATTTGATGCTACTTTTCCAGCAATAGCAAGTTTCTTAATATTTACACAGGCAAGTTTTAATAACTTCTGGATACAATTTAAACTAAGAGCTGAGATACAAAAACAATTTGCCGGTTACGCCTCTCCTACAGTGGTTCGTATGTTGCAAGAAAACCCAGAACTAATTAAGCAGGGTATGAAGAAGGAAGTAAGTATATGCTTCTCAGATTTACGTGGATTTACCCCATTAGGCGAGAGCTTTGGCGATGATGTTAAAGGGTTAACAGAAATAATGAACGGGTATATGGATGCAATTACACAACCTATACTAGATGCAAACGGCATGGTGATTAAATATATCGGTGATGCCAGTATGCATATACATAATGCTCCAATGGATGATCCAGACCACCCTAAGAGTGCGGTGGAAACAGGCATATTAATGCTCAGGGCAGTAGAGAAATTCAATGATAAAATTGTTAAAGAAGGCAGACCACCCATTGGTATGGGTGCTGGTATTAATACTGGGCTCGGTTATATTGGGGAAATGGGCTCCACTGCCAGGCACAGTTACGACATACTCGGAGATGCAGTTAGTACCGCGGCAAGAATAGAAAGCAAATGTAAAGAGTACGGATGTTTACTCCTTGTGGGCGGTGATACATATAAACATACTAAGAATAATTTCTTTTATTTAAAAGTAGATGACTTGCAAGTAAAAGGTAAAAGCGTTGGCATAGAAATATATACTGCATTAGATATTAAGCTAACTAAGTATGTTAAAGGCAAACAACTACATGCACAAATGCATGAACATTATCGCAATCAAGATTTTGATAAAGCAATTAAATTATGTAAGCAATTATCTAAAACGTTTGACGGCAAAATGAAAGGCTACTATACTATGTGGATTGAACGCTGTGAATTTCAAAAGACACAAGACTTGCCTAAGGATTGGAACGGAATTATGATAGCCACAGGCAAATAATTATTCGTCCGGACTCCAGTTTCTAAATTCCGTAAATAATTTTGCATACTCAAGTAAGTCTGTGCGTAACGTTTGCAAATGTTTTAATTCAAACGGAATATCTAATCCGGCAGTAATATAAGCAGGATGATAAAAATTTAAAATTATATCTACACGTTCTCTGTCTTTAATTATATCTTGTATTACTCTATGATAAAAGTTTGGATCTGTTATTAAATCAGACAGCCATTGGTGATGACTACTTGAAGCATTACCCACATACGCCATTTCTCGAACATCAAATGTTAACGCTCTTATAGGATTGATGTTATGTCGATACTTATTCATCACCGGTGGATAGTACCATCGTTGATCTCGAGTAGTCTGAGTAGATAGAAACGCTTTATACTCGTTTACTAAACTTTTATACAAACCTTCACTACTAGATTGAACAGATACTTTATACTGCTCGATTAAGTTATCAGCTATATTTTGGTGATAACTCTCTAACTCATCGTAAATCTTTAGTAAATGGGGTATTGTCCACGTACCGTTAAAAAACGATGTAGGTATAGATTTGTGTTTGTGGTATTTGTTCAGCTCGGTGGTCAGTCTAACTACATCAAAATTTATAATATCTTTTGACATACTACTACTTATCCCAATTTTATGAAATTAAGCTAGAACAAATTCTACTAGCATGTGACCAACATTTTCATCTACGATTGTAGATTGAACAGGGTATTTATTTTTTAATACAAACCCACATTCATTTGCAACCGCAGTTACATTAGACACTTCCACAAAACTTTCTAAAAGTAAAATCAAACAATCAGGATTCATATTATTTTTTATATTTGTAAAAAACTCTCTATGTATATTCCAGTTTTTATCTACTGCTATTCTTACCCAATCTTCTTTTGTGTGAAACTGTCCTTGTTGTTTTTGTAAAACGTGGTATTGCCTAAAGTGTGGAGGATTCCCAATTATTAAGTCGTATTTGTCTGTTAAAACTTCTACGTTATCATCATGCACAACAGTAGCATTATCGAGATTACCATTTTTAATGGTTTTGTACATGAGCTCACATGCTTGGTCAAATTTTTCTAATAACGTTATATGATTGCATATATCACATGCTAACACTCCAAACCCTATAAAGCCTGGACCTGCACACCATTCTAATGCATTATTAAAAGTTTTGTTTGGGTGATATGTTTTGAAATAATCGAAGTAGTCTTTTAAAAATGCTGTACCACCACCGTTAGTTGGGATTGTCCAGTAAATGTTTATGTCATTAACTTTATATAACCAGTCAATCTCTATAGGTTTCATGATGTATTTATATTTAGGATGGTATGTAGTTTATCTGTGCCTTTATTTCTGCCAAGTGTAGACCTTGCACCGTCATGTAACGGCTTGGGCCACTTGCCGATATCAACCCAGGCATACCCGGCACTTTCATCGTTTAACGTAGGAATAAACTCACTCGGCACAACAGCAACGAAACTGTAATACATAAAGTTTTTGTTTCTACTTTGATAAACATCTATAGGATTTAATTTTTGTAGTTCTGGAACGAACCCAATTTCTTCTTCTAATTCACGTTGTATACATTCAAATGGAGTCTCACCATTATCAATCATGCCACCCCAAAAACCCCAAGTATTCTTATGACGCTTATCACTATTCCTTAATTGGAATAAGCATCGTCCAGTGTCTTTAGCAAGAAACAAAACTCCTGCTCCAGCAATCCCTTCGAATGTTTTTACAGGTTCAGTTTCCAATATCCTGGGTTGTACTGACCTTCGTGTGTGCTTGTCCATGAGGCGTTCTCGTATTTGTATTGTTTGTTTGTGTATAAGTTTTTAACGTATTGTACTGTAGTTTGAGCACTAGCATCAAGCGATACAATCCATTTAGCACCATCGTATTCTATAATATCGTGAACATCTGCATTAAAGATGCCCCAGTTGTCTCCAACAATTTCATTAGTAAGCAAGTATCGTTGTCCAGTTGCAACTGCAACTAGTGTGCCGTCTCCTGGATAATTATTAAGCGGATTAACAATTCTTGTTACATCAGTTTGTGTTGTACTAGGCAATGTATCACTGTCTAATGTGAACACTAACTTAGCAGTATCTGTCACTGACCTGACAATAGTTCCTGTGATTAACGAGGCACTTTCAAGGTCATTATTGATATTTAATTGTAGTGTACTTCCAGCCGTTAACGGAATATCTGCAAGGTTTACAGCATTCGAGCCAGCAGATCCACTGCTAGTTTGAGGTGCTAACACTTCTAATAAGTCATTCCAATTTGCTTTCACGGTAGTTCCGTCATCGTAAACACTTTGAGCTGGAGTACCAGTTGGAGCACTTTTAAATAGTGTTGCTTCAGCACCATCTATACTTACCCAATAGTTATTTGGTGTAATAGTTTGAATTTCCATATCACCGTCTATGGTTCTAAAGAAGTCGTAAATATCTGAATCGTACCCTAAGTCGCCTGTGCTATCTGTCTTGTACACATTAGCAGTAATAGAGTTAATAATTTTTTGACGTTTAACTGCCGCCGGCGGACTTAGCCATATAGGCATAACAAATGTCAGCGTAGCAACATCGAGCGTTTCATCGACACCAGCTGGAATACTTCTATTACTCCACTGTATATCAGTTAATTCAACTTCGAATATATTAGCCCAATCCAACGGATTTGAGTTTTGTTGTAACTGCAAACTTGGATTGAATAATATTAAAATTTGTTCTAACAACTGTAGTTTCTGGTCAGTATTACTACTCCAAATATCTACTTGCATTGTTAAGTTGTAAGGTACAGGCATTATTCTGTCTGTACTATATAAGTTTCCTTTTCCAGTGCCGTACGTTGAAGTATTAGTATCGTATGCCCTTTCAGCCACTTGCACTTTGGAAACTAGTGTTGGATCTTGTGTCCTGTCTCTAGCAATTAATAAACTTTGTATACTACATGCAATAAATGGAGTGCTGTTAATCATGTTCTCGCCACCCTTAGTAAGGATGTGAGCAACCA